GAGCGTATGATACTGCGGGAGCATCTTGAGCTCGGGGTATCTGGACAGATGAAAGTTCACCCGGTGCTTGATCACCGCACCCTCGGACGCATCAATGAGGGTGGATGTCACCTTCGACGCATACGCCTCGCAGTTCTTGCGGGAGAACACGAAGAACATAGCAGGGAGTTTGTTCTCTTGCCGAAGAGTGTCCACCATCTCGTTCATCTGGTGGAGAAATCCGTTAGAACGGATCTCACGGGCCACAACAGGATCACCAGCAACCCGAGCTTTCACTGCATCAGAATGTTTCCTATTCGCATCATCGACGCCTTTGAGATACCGAAGATACTCAGCATAGGCCTGGCCATTGAACTGGTCCTTCTCGTCCATGAGCAGCTTTTCCCGAACCCGGTGCTCAAGCGGAACCACCCGGTATTGTGTCGAGATAAGATGTGTCGGAACCTGCTTCATTTCACCGATCCACTGAGCAAAGACGTCTGGACTTTCAATTGTCGCCGAAAGCAGGACGAGCCGAATACGGGGTGGCAGGAGAATCAGGCACTCTTCCCATACCTTTCCCCGGGCGGGATCATTGAAGTAGTGGACTTCGTCGAAGACGATCGCATCAACAGCGTCTAGGGAGAGAGCCGCCGTGCTCCCGATATGTTCCGTAGACGACCCGATCTTGAACAGAAGGTTCCGCAGGATCTCGGTGGTCATCACCACTACATCTGATTGGGGAGCAAACTTGATATCACCTGTCATGATCCCCACCTTCCCGGGGTAGAGGGTAGAGAGATCGTGGAATTTTTGATTGGACAGCGACTTGATTGGTGTGGTATAGAACACCCGCCCGCCCTTTTTGAGTGAGTATTCAATCTGATACTCGCCCACCAGCGTCTTGCCACTGCCCGTCTTGGCCGTGACCAGGACGTTCTCGCCAGCCTGGATAGCAGCTACCGCACATTTCTGAAAAGGGTCCAGAGGAAACGTATATGACGTCTCAACCTCGGGAGCCTTCGTTGTATCGGCGATTCGTAACATTCTTTGAATTGCCTTGGAAGTTTTCCACTCCTATCGTTTCCGTTTTGTTTAGATCGACGAGCTCACTTGATCCCTAAAAATGTACGCCCAATCTTACTCGTTATAAACATAGCGAATCCAGCAAAAATCTGGACATAAAATAGCTGGCTCATTCGTGTAAAATATAATAAATATAGGGATACCCCGGCAAAAACTAAGAAACTACACCAGAATAATGTCGTAAACATATCCATTATCTACTACCTATATATAAAAACGACCGTTTGGGTCTAAAATAGGGTAGGGGGCATGGCCTTGCAGTAAGATCCGCTCGAGAAATAGTAGAGGAAATACCAGGGTCCTAGCACTAGGGCAATCACAATTCCAAGAATCTTCTCGCCTAAAGATCCCGAGTATCCGAAACATATCAGCGACATGACGAACCCAACCAGTCCAAAAAGAATCCATAGACCGGCAACTGTCGCAGCAACAATGGCTTTTACCGTCCACCGCTTATCAGCTCCAGGCTGAGCCGTCGGAGCAGTCGCCATTGCACCTTCCTTTGTCTTTGTCGCAACCGCAGCGCCAGGTGATCCTGGTGGAAGAGTTGCGGGACCTTTCGGGTCGGCGGGAACAGCACCCGGAGAGGTCGAAGAGCTGGACGCAGGCGGTACTGTGGACCCAGGAGTAGGAGGAGGAACCGTGCTCACCATTATATCTTACCGAAGAATTTCAATCGTGCCTGGCGGACATCTTCCTCCGTCTTAGGAAGTGGTGCCGGCGCTGGAGCGTCCTCCACCACCTTGTGCCCTTCCACTCCGCACATAGAAATCCACTGTGCCTTGGTGATACCTTGGAGCGTCTTGAGGCAGATCGACAGATCCTTCTTGGATTTCTTACCCATGTGCCGAACAAATGAGCAGTTGGTCATCACAATATACTTCTCCCAGGGTCCAGTTCGCATACATAGGGCATAGAAGGTGGACAGTGCTTTCCAGGTTACAATTTTCGTTTTCGTCTCCTGCTTCTTGTACTTACACTGGACTGCCGAATACAGTGCTCCCCGACGACAAACAAGGTCAATGCCCACATCCGGACGCTTCATTCCCAAGTCTGCCAGGATTGTGTCAGGGACATCAGCCAGCAGCCACACGTCGTCGTATCCCTTGATGTGTTTCAGGTAGAGCACGCAGAACTCTTCAAAGATATCTCCCCGGACTTTCTTGTTATCCCGCACTCGCATTTCCGTGAAGCTGTGTGCCGGTTCATTGTAGAATTTCTGGCACTCGCCTTCAAACGTGTCCCAGAGATTCCTGTTGTCCTTGTTCTCGAGAAAGATGGTATGGAGTAGTCTGTTCATTCTTATTGTTGTAGATGCTCCAAACCAACCATAGATGGCTGCGATCCATTTTCGCCAGTATACATAATGGCAGTATACGAACTAGGCGAAGGGAAGTTTGTGCCGAATCAACTGATAAAAGAGTCGGAAATCACGATTACGGCGGATTTTCCCGGGGAACTCACCAAACAAGGAAAATTCAAGTCCAACAGGATCGTCAATCTTGCTGCTGGCGGGACGTATGTTATTAAGGCGGGGACACTATTCTCTATCTACAACGGACGGTCCCTGTTCTTGAAGCGGGGAGGTCGGAAGACTCGGTCCCGGACTCGTAGATCCCGCCCTCTAACTCTTCATCGTCGCAAATACCGACTGCGCAAGTGAGTGTGCATCCTCTTCCGTAACATTCGCAATCGTGCTGGCTACGCTGCAGAGACCCTCGTGAATCAGGTTCCACGCCTCATCGTCCCACGGAAGAGCCGTTGTCCTGGGACCACGACCAGGGAAGTTCTCAAGAAGCACGCCATCACGCTTACCCTTCATGAACATATAGCACCGCAGCTGGATGAAATCATACGCTGGCGGAGTTGTCCAGAAGCGCTTGCGATTCTTCGTTTCCACGACCTTATCCCCCTGAATCCCGTCCAGATACCCGATGAGACGGTAAGAATCACACTCAAAGTCCACGAACGTATTACGGTCCGTGACTTGAATGCCCGTAGCCGCTGCGTGGTTGTTCTCGGCCTTATCCTCCAGCCGAGTCCCCCGCCGCTTCTGGATTTCGCTGGCTAGAGCCTGGTGCTCCTGCGTCTGCTCGATCTTGGTAGCCACCTCGGGGTTCGCACACAGAAGAGCAGTCTCCGTCGCAACATCCATCTGCCCTGCAATCACACGGGCCACGGCCTCCTGGAGTGCCGGAGTTGTAGGTATCCGCTTACCCTCCAGCGTCTCCTGAACAACCTGCCGAATATGAGTCTGCTTGAATGTCGTGATCGCCTTCTCCACCTGATAGTCAGAGGTAGCCCCGCACGCCATATCCACCGACGCCCACATAGCCTGGAGAGCCGGACCGCTCGCCTGGGCCACGATCTCGTTATCCGTCTTGGCCCCCATCGTATCCTTGACACCCAGAATCACCGACTTGAACTTGGGCATCGTAGTAAGAACCTTGAGGAGCGATTCATTCTTACTACGATACGGATTTAGACCAAGGAGAGATGCGACATCGGAGGCTGAGAAACGGGGCTTCATTTTGTTGTATGTCCTTCCAATCTCTAAGTCGTTCCGTTTTCAACTGAACATGTTGACATACTCTGGACCCTTACAATTGTTTGCCGATACAATCGCCTTGAAAATAGGATCGCATTCTGGGTTGGATGCCCGGGCTAGACCTGGAGGCTCTGGGCCGAAGTCGGCCGTCAGACGGTCAATGCGGCTCTTGACCAGCCGAGCCTCGTCGGAATCTTCCGTTAGATACCATGCCGGCTCTGTCCAGTACGCCTTGAGATCTTTTAGTTCCGATTCATGATGGATACACATTTCATCCGTAAAATGCCAGAATTCCGCACCGGGAGAGAATCGACTATCCTCCCAAAATACATGCTTGATAAATACCCGAGGGCCACCACACAGGTAGTTTTCACGGTTGTTCGTTGTCGAGTTCTTGGCCACGACCGAGATGGTCATATTCTTCTGCTCCCAGAGGAGTGAGTTCATGAAATTAAGAAAGGGGGTAGACGCCACGAAATCCGCATCCCACTTGAAGACCCATGTATACTTCGCCTGTTGGATACACCAGTTTGAATACTGAATAAAACTGTGCGGAGAATCAACATCTGTGGCTAGAGTCTCATATCCTGCCCTGGACACGGCATTATCGTAGGTCAGAACTCGCACGTTGTCGTTCTCAAGTGCTAGAGTCATTGCGATATCAGAACTCTTGTCGGTGCACCGATGAAGGATCAAAACAATCTCGTGACGAAAGTTGACCCCTGCGAGCGACCGCACACACTTCTCTAGCGTAGCTTCTTCGTTGTGGACACGGACAATGAACGATACCCCATTTCCCGCCATTTACGTATGTCATGATATCAGTATGTAAATGGAATCAACAATCCGACTCCACATTTTGGGACTGCCGCATACGATTACCACGAATGAGTTCAGTCATTGTGCGTATACTGGCAAAGTTCTTCGTTTTCCCCGGATGATGATGTCCCGGGGATTTGAAGTCTATCATTACGGCGTGGAGGGAGCTAAGACCAATGCAACAAAGGATATTGAACTCATGACCCGTGAGGAATGGGATACACTGCGAGTCATGTCCTTTAAACAACTCAATCCCGACATTCCCCACACAGACGTTGTCAAGCACCTGAATGATCACAATTCATTCATTGGAGCTTTGGCCAACTGGTCTACTCCTCTTTACAGGGAATTCAACGCCCGTCTTCGCCCCCTGCTCCAAGAAAATTATCGTAGCACCAAGACCGATATTGTCTGCATTCCGTTCGGAGCATCTCACGATGCCGCCCTTGATGGGCTCGATATGATTGTATGTGAGAGCGGGATCGGATACAATGATTCTAAGCGTAATTACAGGATCTTTGAAAGTTATGCGTGGCTACACCAAGTTCTCGGTGTTGAAAAGAAGTGGGGGCAGAATTACTGGTTTGTGGTCCCCAACTACTTTGATTCGGTCGAATGGCCCTTGTCTCTGACTCCTCATATCAATACGGTCGGGTTCCTTGGTCGTATCTATGACGGCAAGGGGTGTCACATTGTCGTAGAAATTGCCCGACGAATGCCCCATGTTCGTTTCATTCTTTGCGGACAGGGCAACCCTACACAGTTCCTCGTATGTCCCAATATCGTCTACAAACCGCCTATCAGTGGTCTTGAACGTGGGGAGTATCTGGGATCTCTCCAAGCTCTCGTGGCTCCCACATTGTTCATTGAACCCTTTTGTGGAGTTGCAGTAGAATCCCAATTGTGCGGAACCCCTGCTATCACACCTGATTACGGGGCACAGACGGAAACAGTGGAACCGTTCAAGACAGGGGTGATCTGTCATACGCTACAGGATTACTGCGTGGGAATCCAGATGGCCGTGGACGGAAAGTTTGATCGGGCCTACATTCGTGAACGTGCCGTGCGTTTGTACGACATGTTCAATGTAGCGAGGAAGTATGAGTATGCGTTCAAGTCAATTATGGATATTCATAACGGGGCGAACGGATGGTATTCATCGGAGTCGCATCTCCTCAAATTGACTGAATAAACTCCCACTGTAGATACTCACAAATCTTCTTCCAGATCGTATCGTGCTGAATCAGCCGATCACGGGACTTGAGAAGCGGGAAGTGGACCTTATACTCGTCCAGCTCCAGCAGCTCCAGGAATTTATAAATAATGTAGGAATACGACAGGAAATTCCGGCGTTCGTCGGGGCAGTAGAGTAGGTAGGGTGCCTGCACTTCCTGGAACATGGCCCGGATTTTGTCCTCGATCTCTGGTGTAATCGTGGGTGGGGGGTTACCATTCAGGCGGGATAGGATATGAGCCGCATGTTCATAATACCTGTTCCTCCCGAGCTTTTTGAGGATTTCACGGATATTCTGTTCGGTCAAGAGAGCGATATTGTCGATTCGGCGCTTCCTGATCTCGCAAATGACTTCATTCATCACATCTTCTGGGATCTCCGTGCTTTCCTTCGCCTGGAACTGGTTCAGGATCTCGTTGAGATGGTTCTGCTTCTTGTATGCATAATTGTTGCGCTCCTTCGGCGGATCACGGAAACTGGGAAAATCAGAGACAACGAGGGCATACTCTTCCGATCCGCACTTGGGGCATACGAGAATACCTTCGGATGTGATCTCTTCCCTGGGAATATTACACGGTGCACAGTGCTCGGCCATCTTCTTGATATTGTCGGCGTTCTCGGCGATGTTCAAGCCGTTGGACAGACCACGACGGGAAAGGTATTCGTCAAACATCTTTTTCTTGGACGGACCCGCTGACATCTCTGTCACGGAAAACAGTTTATCGAATGTCCCGGGGATCCTGGATCCAAAATCTACCTTGGACGTTGTCTTCTTTCCAGGGGGTGCATAGTAATCCAGCATCAGGTCTCCGCTTTCCAGATAATATTTTTGGATATCGCACTTCTCCCTAGCATCCGAAATGGTTTGTACAAGCGCATCGTGTTCTGCCTGTAACCTAGATTGCCGCATGACATCTTCAAACACGAAAGGACTGAATTTTCCGGAGAGTTCTTGGGTAAGTTCTGCGTGTCTAGTTTCCAGAGCCCGCACCGATTCATCTGACGAACCCTGTTGGAGTTCGTCTACATACCGTTCATGCAGGGAATCCAGGGTTCCGATTTCCCGTCCCTTTGCTGCTCCATCCCGAGATTTCTTAACCTTGAAAACGTCCGAGGACATTATTTGATGTGCTTGGAGTTTCACCTGTAAGTCTGTTCATTCAATCATTCTTCAAAAGAACGTATCCTATAAAAATCGCAAAGGCAACAGCAAGTGTGGCAGCGGACCCAGAGTCAATATAGTCTATTTCAACAGGTGCCTGATACAAATTTTCCTGGAAGTTCGCATACTTCTCTCCGGGGTTGAGTCCTTTTGCGTTCTTCTTTGCCTTTGCGGCGGTTTCCGCTTTCTCTTTAGCGGCTTCCGCATCTGCTGCATCCTTGGCTACTTTCTCGGCCGCCTTCTTCTCGGCTCTGATGATCGCCAAAAGATTGGCCGTTTCAGAGGCAGTGGAAGCCGTGCACGGACTCATATTGAATTCCAATGAGGTGGCTAAGAACTTTGTTTGATTGCCCTGAGGTACACCTGTTTGAATATCGGTTACGGGACACGTCCAAGGCTGGCAGGGCGGAATTCCGTCCAAGACAAGTCCGTTCATGATTTTCAGGGGATTCATAGCCGCCAAGTCGCCACCTGCTCCCGGAATAATACCGTCAAACCCGTTGCCTTTCACCGCTTTCTGAAAACTCTCACCTAGAACCGCCGCAGCATCGTCTCCTCCCAATTTGTTGTTCGTGTAGGAGGACCGAGGAACAACTTCGCCGTCGCCTTTGTCTTTACCCTCCTTGTCCTTTGTTCCCGGTAGACGGCACATTCCACCCGTATCCTTGAAAAATTGATTTCCGACTTTCGGTCCTACGATCAAATTGTCTACATAGCTAAAAATAGCAGTGGCGTTGGTCCCCACCTGAGACAACGTTCCATCGGTGCCTACACGCTTATCTTCCGGAGACTTGATCGTCTGGAGATAATCATAGGACGGACCAAGCGCTTTGTCTAGAATAGCATTTCCGGCAGCGACAGGATTATCGCCCGCCGATACGAGTGAGGATTGAACGCTTTTCCACATTACTTCTTACTTACTTACGGGCAAATTCTTCCAGTTGTTCTACGAAGGAAGGGTTCGTCATCACGCACGGTCGCTGCTTGGCCATGACTTCCACGACCTTCTCCATCGGAATCCCGAACCTTCTGTGGAGATACGCCGCCAAGAGTGTTGCCGAACGGTTCATCCCTGCCATACAGTGGACATACACGCACTTGCATGTCGGTTCACGCAGGAACATATCCATAACTTTTTCAAATGTAGGATAGTAATCTTTAATGAGCGGAAACCCGAATGAATCTTCAGCACCCAGAGCAATGTATGCGCTCGGTCCGACATGTGTAGACGCCCACGCAGGGCAAGCCGATTTCTCCGCACAGTTTACGATATGTGTGACATTGTGTCTCCGCACAAAGGTTGGATTTAAATGAAACCCGGGACCAAGAAGAATGCGATCAAACACGGCTGCGATTGGATCGTATTCTGGTCCTCTAGACCGACTCCGGTTCTTGTCAAGAATTGGTTGCAACATGCTTACTGTAGTTCAACAGAATAAGAGATCCGATTTATACTAGACGAGGGGCTGCAGGACCATCTGGAGAATATAGACTAGCACTACACCAAGCCCACCAAGGCACGCCGCACCTGTTAGCGAGACTACACCCGAACCGCCATAGGCATTCGGGATGTAGCGAAGGAACAGAGACTGCACCGGCGTCAGCGAAATGAGGAAGATGGCGGCAAAGATGGAGACATACGTCATGATGGATTTAAGGACGGTGATTGCGGCACCCGGGTTAAACTGATTCACCTGGGTGGGGGGAGGAGGAGTATAGATAGCCGAAGAGGTTCCTGGCGTGACCATTTGCGGGTAGGTGGTGGCGGCAGGTAAGGACATAGCAGGTTGCTGAGATCCTCCTGTGGGCATCAGCTGATCAAGGGGGGTGGCGTCCATTTGTATATCTATTAGAGCGAAACTCTCGCCGCCGGGCACGACGCATCCTCCACTTGGAAGCGATAACACTTTCCATCGACTCTAGTCACCATGTCCCTGATTTCTGAGGGAGGAATGGCAGATACTTCTACTTCCGTCTGCGGTCGATGGAACATCAGGACAGCGAGTCCCAAGCCGACAACGAAGGAAAAGAAGTAGTTGGCTTCCGGTTTCTTGAGAACCTGGGCTAGATTCATTCTATTGCTTGTTACATGTTCAGAAAATCAATGCTATCTGTACATTGGACAGGGTAGGCCACCGCACGGAAACATCCGTTCTCAATATCAGGATTGCGGAAAACGATAGCGGGATTGCGGACATCGGGCACCATCTTCTTCTTTGTCTGTGGCGGCACGAATATTGTGGTCACGGTCATGCCGACCAGAAATCCTCCAAAGACCCAGAGGATGTTGAACATTATTCTAGACCAAGAGTTTTATAGACACGCCGAACGGTTTCCTGATTGTCTCCGCTCCATGTGATGAACCGCTTGCCCTGTGGAATTTTTATACTCCCCCCGAAATGCACGAAGAGATCGGCAATATAATAAAACGATCGACGATCATTCGCCCATACGATATGCGGCATCGTCCAACTTGCCATGACATCTTGATAAAACTTATTACGTTGATTTATGTTTCCTCCAACAAGGACCACGAACATCTCTTGTGTCTATAACACAATGGATCTTCGTAAATTTTGGGACGGTAAGCTTCTCCTGGCAGCTCTTGCATCGGCGGCGGTCGTTGATACCGCTGGACTGTTTGTGTGGAGGTATACTGCGGACCGAGATGGTCCTATCAATACCTGGTATGACAAGTTTGGAGTGATTGCGTATGTCCTCGACGTATCGTCTGTCGTCGTAGGCTTCGTTCTCGCCCAGCTGATCACATATGCCATCGGAGGGTCTTACAATCTCCTCTTCTTCCTCATTGTCGTTGTGGCGGTGCAGATGGTTCACGATATTCTGTTTGGACTGTTTCTAGTTCCTCTCGTCCCGGAAGGCGAAAACGATATCATGGACCTCATGAAATCGTATACGACAATGAAGGGAAGTGGATGGGTTTTGGTCGTGGATGCTCTCTATATGATTCTCACCACACTAGGAGCCTTGGTTCTCTATAAGCTACCTTCCTATGTCACTTGGTTTACTCTCTTGTTTGTTCCGTATGTGACTGGGTATATCTTAACGACGCATCGTCTTCTGAGCAGTCGGATTTCGACGCCGCTTCAGTGAACGCCGCCGACCACCGACCTTCTCTTGCGGGTAATTCAGCTCAAACTCAAAGCGGAATGTTGGACCCGTCGGGCGAACTCCGCCAGTCTTCTTCTCCTTGACGAGCGTGGATCCATACTTGAACTTGTCGATGGAGATAAACACCGTATCTCCACCCATCTTGCGTTCGGCTGGGATCTCCCAATCTCCGCCCCCAGCATTCCATCCGGTTCCCTTGGCGGCACTGGACTTCACAAATTCACGATCAGGGAACTGTAGCGTAAACGTCTGCCCCCGGTGGTTCTTCTTGACATCGGCGATATACGAGGATAGACGCTTGTCCTTGAATGCCTCATCTACATTCTCATCGTTGATGAGTTTGAGATTCAGATCTGAATCCACACTCTTCATAAATTGTATGACTGCTTCACGGAATGTCTTATCAAAGTTCTCGTCTATGGTTCCGGTGATATTCGTGGGAGTGGGGGTCGCGGGAGGAGTAGCAGGTTCAGTGATGGGAGCAGTATACCTTGGGCGACGAGGAGCGAATGCGTCAAGAGACGTCATGACGCCCGAATCAATCGATACCGTAGGTGCGGGGACGGATGTTCCAGTTGTAGCTGGAGCTTGGGCAGGAGCTGGGGCAGGAGCTGGGGCAGGAGCTGGAGCAGGGGCTGCGTTGGGATTGAAGGCGTCTAGAGACGCAGCGACCTCGGGAGCAATGGAGGGAGCAACCGGGGGGACAACCTCCCCTTGGGTTAGTGGAGTGTTCACTTGAGGAGTAATGGGAGATCCAAGGGTTCCACGGTCACCCAGCCCTAGACGTTCCTCAGCAGCGGCACGAGCAGCTAGGCCTTCCGGGGTGGGCGCAAGAGGGTTCA